AGCTCATAGCATCAATAATATAACCTGAGTCACGGCGACACTTAGCTTTGCTGTAATCTACGATAGTAAAGTTGTCTGAGATGAACTTAGTTACATCATCTGCAAGATCACCGAGTTTTCCATCGATCATCTTACCTGCTGATACCTTGCTATCATCAACCCATGCTGTGTTAGGTTCGATAAGCTCAGGAACTGCATCCAATCCATCTCTTCTAATTGCTTCTTCAACAATACGAACCATGTCTGCAGCCCACTCGCCTTCAACTGCTGTCGCTGCTGATGGACCACCTGCTTCGCCAGCAACATCACCAGTAATAATCTTACTAATGTAGTTTGCCATTTCTTCATAGAAATCAGCAGTTTGTTGACGCTGATCAAATGGAAGAACGCTTGTTGCATTGTCGAAATACATATTAGCAGCAAGTCTTGTAGCATAGTTTGTTTCGTATTGTACGTCGTGTGAGATAGCGTCGAGCATAATGCCCACATCTCTACGACATTTTTCTTTAGGATAACTGATACCTTTATAAGTTGTTGAGATATGGTTAACCATGCTCGTTGTAAGTGCTTCAAGAGCATTGTCAACTTTATCTTTCTCGGTCTTAAAGATTGAAGGTACCCAATCCATATTAGGCTCGATACGTGCAGGTAGGTTATCAGGATTGTTATCATCTGCAATATCAGCAATCATAAGTGCAAGATGTTTTGCTTCCATAGCAATCTCTCTTCTTGCAGCCAATGATGACTTGTCTTGCTTGAATGATTGTCCTCTAATAACTTTTACTGCATTGTCTGTCGCACTTACAAATGTATGTGCTCCAGCATAACCTTTAGCATATCCAGCTTGAACTGTAATTGTTGTTGCTGTTTTAGCATCAATTCTTAGCGGCTTAGCGAAAGAACCATCTGTTTCTCTTGGATGCGAGATTTGTACAGCAGGTGAACCACATTCGAAAGTAATGCTTTCTTTTTCAAACATGATGTAATCACCAACCGCTAGGTTATGAGCACCAAGAGTAACTTCCATCACGCCTGTTAAAGGATTGTATGTAGCATTTGTAGGTGTAAAGCGCTTACCGATTCTTAGATCTACATCTTCATTACGGATTACTTTGCGCATTACTTCAGCCATATGTGTAAAGGCTTTCTTAGTAGGCTCTCTCTGCTCAAGCGGCAGTAGGTTTGTCATGTTAACAAAGTAGATCTGCGCTGCATTCCACATCGCAGAGTTACCACCGTACTGAATATCATGAGAGATCGCATCAACCATGTAACCAGTGTCACGGCGACATTTTTCTGAATCGTACTCAAGATAATCAAATTTGGATTGCAGATAAGAATTAACACCGTTTTGTAGTGTTGTCTTACGTGCTGTAATCTTCGCAACGTCTGATGCATCGGCATATCCTGTTGCGCCTACAGCTACAGTATCTGGGAACACGGCTGCAGGTAAACCAAAGAGAGAATCTTCAGTAATCATATTAGATACGATATTAAATAGATCTTCTACATCTTGAGCAACCTGAGTAAGAACATTACCGAATGCAGTACTTACTGTTTCAGTATTACCAGTTGTAGGTGTTACAGGAAGTTTCAACAAAATTCTTTCAGCAACTGTTGCTACATGCTCAAAGATTGCTGCAGTTTCTGTTTTCTGATCTGCAGGTAGAACTGATGTTCCTTGATCAAAGTATAGGCTTGCAACATCTCTCATAGCAACGTTTGAACCGTGACGAATATCCCAGCTTACCGCATCAACCATGTAACCGATATCGCGCTCACACTTATCTCTTTGCTCAGCTGAAAGAGCTGCCCAAAGTACTGGATAAGTTTGCTCAAAGTATGCTCTACCTTCTTTTTGCAAGAATGTTCTGTTAGCAACCAAGCCATCAGTTGAGTTACCTTCGCTAACACCAATTCTAGATGTTCCGAAGTTGTATGTTAGACCTGATACACCATCTTTCATAATGTTGATGATGTTATCAAATGCACCACGAGCTGTTGTAAGAGCTGTACCTGAAAGCTGTGCTTCGATGTCTTTTCTTACATACTTAATTGCTTCAATAGTTTCTGCAAGTTGGTCATTAATTACTGTGTCTGTTGAAGGATTACCAGCTCTGTAAGCACGACCTGCATACTTACTTGAGTAATCACTATTTGTTTCAACGTCTCTTCTTACAGCGTCGATAATGTATCCAACGTCTCTTGCACACTTATCTTCATCGTATGTAAAGTAAGTATCATTAATGTATCCAACAACCTCATCTTGGATGAAGCCTTTGTTCATCTGAAGTGCTTTACGAGCATATGTTCTTGATGGCTCGATAAGAGGTGCGATGTCTGTATTTGCAGATGGAAGATTTTTAAGTCTTGCTTCTGGTTTCTGAGTAATATCAAGAGATCCAGTATATTCTGGAATTACAAGACGATCATCTGTAATGTTTGAGATGATGTTAGCCAATCTCTTAGCTTCTACACCAGTTGCCGCGTCAGCAGGAAGACCCGAAGTATCTTGAGTTAGCGCATTACCTGTTGTAGGTGTAATTGCTGTCTCTGTAACAACATCTTCCATAAGATCAGCTATATGCTCAAATGCCAGTCTTGTAGGCTCTCTTTGATATAGAGGCAGAACATTAATAGCGCCTTCAAAGTAGTATCTTGCTGCATTGATTGTTGCAGAATCTCCACCGTATTCTAAATCTTCGGAAACCGCATCGACGATATAGCCAACATCACGTGGGCACTTATCTTCTTGATAAGCTAGACCATTATATGTTTCTCTAATATAGTCGATAATTTCAGTTTGATATTTAGCAGTTGCGCCAGCAATTTCTTCAAACATTACGTTTGTTGCTGCGTCATATCCTGTACCAGATAAAGTTGGTTCTTTAATAGTTGGTGTTGTTAGACCGGTATTGATTCCATCAGTACCATATCCTTCGCCGCCACTTACATAACCGTCTGTATCTTCGTAACCTTCAATACCGAATGTTGTTTTGTAATCATCTTCTTCGATGATATCAGAAATTGTTCTGAATAGTTTCTCAACTTCTGTACCAACCGCAGGTGCGACAGATGGTCTGACACAGTCTGTTGCTGCACTAACAAATGTATGCGCTTCTGCATAACCTTGAGCAGTTCCAACATACATTGTAAGAATATCGCCATCAACCTTAGTAATTTCAATTGGTGTATTGAAATATGGGTCTGTTGCTCTTGGATGAGAAATCTGAGTTGCAGGAGAACCGCACTCGAATGTAATACCATTTTCTGCAATCACGATGTAATCACCAACTGATTGACCGTGGCTTGGAATTGTCAGAGTCATAATTCCAGTTACAGGATTATATGCAGCAAATGTAGGTGTTAGAGTATTAGCAAATGTTTGAGTTGTAGCATTTTGTTGTGTTGCCACAACTTCTTGTCTTACCAACCCACCAGCAATATCTGCAATGTAAGCATATGCTTCAGCAGTTACTGGTTTTTCTTGTTCTGCTAATACACTTACAGCATTATCGAAGTAAACTCTTGCGTTATTTACTGTTGCAGCATTTGAGCCGTGTTGTACGTCCCATGATACCGCATCGATAAAGTATCCTAGATCTCTTTCACAATCTGCTACGTTGTAAGAAAGATCTGGATGCGTGTTTGCAATCCATGCTGTTACTTCATCTTGCAAGAATGCTTTGTTAGATTGTAGAAGTCCTCTTGCATCTAAAGTATCTTGTGATACGTAAGATGTACCGAATGTTCTTGAGTTCGCATTACCTGCACCGTTATTCATGATGTCGATAATTTCATCGAATGCAGCGTCAGCAGCTAGGCCAGCAGCACCTGAAGTAATTGTTGTATTGATTTTACCTTTTAGCCAAGTAATCGCACCAACTGTTTCTGTAAGTTGATTGTTAACAACATTTTCTGCGCTTGCGTTACCAGTTCTATATGCCAAACCAGCAAATACTGCGTTAACATTAGAGCCTGTAGCCATGTCACGACGTACAGCATCAAGAATATATCCGGTATCACGAGCACATCTCTTGTCGTCGTATACGAAGTAGTTGTCTTTCAACCATGCATCGACTTCAGCTTGCAAGAATGCTTTATTAGCTTGAAGCTGCTTACGAGCAAGTGCACCATTTCTTGTAACTCTTTCAGGCAGCTTAACTACGGCGTCATAATCTGCTCTTACAAATGTATGAGTACCTGTATATCCACCTGCTGAGCCAGGATTAACTGTGATTGTATTTGCAGCAACTGCTGTAACTTCAAGTGGGAACTCGTAATTTGGCTCGCCAATTCTTGGATGAGCAATCTCGATTGTTTCAGAAGTCGCAGTATTAACGCATGAAAGTACAACACTTGCCGGTTTAAATTCGATATGATCGTTAGTTGTGAAATCATGAGATCCACCAAAGTCGATAATCATATCACCTGTTGTTGGGTTATAATCAACATCTATTGGTGTATGATAGCTTGCAACCTTAGCAGGGTCTGTCCAGTAGATGGCATTTGTATCTACTGAATCAACCTTAGCACTTACGAATGTATGTGCACCAGTATATCCGCCAGCATTACCCACGTTCATTGTAATTGCAGTATCAGTAACTGCTGAAATACGAACTGGTTTTCTAAATGCAGGTTCGCCATCTCTTGGGTGTGAAATTTCACCAATGTCACTTGTGGTTGTATTCGCACAAGAGAATCTGATGCTTTCATCTGCAAGCATTACATATTTACCAACCGGTAGGCTGTGCTGACCAATTTCTAGAGTCATATCACCAGTTAGAGGATCGTATGTACCTGTGCTTGGAGTAAACTTACCAGTATAAACTGATGAAGATGTAATTGCAAACGGTTCTGCTCTTACGAATGTATGAGCACCAGTATATCCACCGGCATCTCCAACATTAACTGTAATAGAGTCTGCAGTTACCGCGGAAATAGTTAGATCAGTATTAAATGCAGGATCTGAAGCTCTTGGATGTGAGATTTCAACTGCTGGTGAACCACATGAGAATGTCATCGCACCTTCGTTGATCTTAATTTTTTCGCCAATTCTTAGATCATGCTCACCAATAGTAACAGTCATAATACCTGTGTTTACATTATATGTAGCAGCAGTTGGAGTATATCCGTTGCCTCTTGCATATTCCATATGCTTAATAGCGTCTGCATCTGCGCTTACAAATGTATGCGCACCTAGATATCCGTCTGAGATTGCACCAGCATCAATAGCAATTGTATTTGCATCTGGTACATCAGTAATCTCAACCATATTGTTGAAAATTGGATCTGTAACTCTTGGGTGTGAGATTTGTACATTAGTATGAGTGTTGTTAGAACACTGATATGTGATTGCAGTTTCATCAATTACGATGTAATCACCTTTACTTAGATTGTGTCCTACCATCTCAAATGTTGTTCTACCAGACGCTGGATCGTAAGTACTTCCTGTTGGAGTGTAGTTACGTTTTACTTCAGCATAAGTTTTAACAGCATTTGCTTTCGCTCTTACAAATGTATGCGCACCGGTATAACCGTTTGCATCGCCAGCATTAACTGTAATAACATCGCCGGCAACATTTGTAATTTGCATTGGTTTTCTAAATAGAGGATCAGTTGCTCTTGGATGAGAGATTTCAACCGCCGGAGTACCACATGAGAATGTGATAGACTCTTTTTCTACAATAATCATATCGCCAATTTCATAACTATGATTTGGCAATGTAAGAGTCATTACACCAGTTACCGGATCGTATGTCGCAGTTTCTGGTGTGAACTTTCTAGCACCGGTATTCATGATACCGATGATTTCGTTAAACGAATCTTTTGATTTTGCGATAGCGATAGAATCTGACATTGTATCAGAAACTTCATCTCTTAAGTGTGAGAACGCTCCAACTGTTTCAGTAAGCTGATCTGTAAGTAGAGTCTTACTTGTTCCACCACGATATGCAATACCAGCTTGGATAGCATTGAAGTTTGTACCTAACTGCATGTCTCTCATTGCTGCAGGAACAATATATTCTTTTGTATCTCTCTGACATTTTTCTGAATCGTAGAAGAACCACTCTTCATCAGCCCAGTTCATCATATAGTTTTGGATCCAAGTACGGTTATGTTGTAGCTTAGCTCTTGCATTACGTTTATCTGCAGAGATTGCAGTGTCGTCACTAAATGTGATTGCTGAACCAAGAACTGCTACTGCGCTATCTTTTACAGATACAAGAGTATGTACACCGTTATATCCTGTAGATCCAACATTTACAGTAATTGTAGTTGCTGTTGTTGATGTAATCGGAAGTGCTGATTTAAACGCAGGGTCCGATTTTCTTGGGTGCTTGAGTTGTACTACATTACCATCTGTCGCACAAGTAAATGTGAATCCTTCTGGTTCTAGAAGAATATATCTTCCAACGTCAAGGCTGTGAGTACCTATAGTGATCTCAAAGTCACCTGTTGAAGGTGTATAAGTTACTGCAGTTGGCGTAAACTTGTCACCATCATTCTTGAGAATACCAATAATCTCATTAAATTTCTCATAAGCTTCTGCAGCAAATACCGCAGAATTAGCTTGAGTCAACTCGTCTGTTGAAAAACGTAGTCTTTCATATGCAGCAATTGTTTCTTCTCTTTGTGCACCGATTACGTTCTTAGCAGCTTTAAAGTAATATGCATTACCTGCTGTCACAGAGTTATAGTTTGTGTCAAGCATTGTGTCATACTTAACTGCTGGCAAGATAAACTCACGAACGTCTCTCTTACACTTAGCAGAATCATATGCATAGAATTCTTCGTTATTATCCAACCAATCGATAAATTCTTCGATGATGAATTCACGGTTATCTTGTACAACTTCACGAGCTGCAGTTGCAGGAGCATTACCTGTATCGGTAAAGATAATGTTGTTTGCAAACTCTTCACCATTCTTAAGAATGTTAAGTGTTTCATCAATTGATGTTGAGACTCTATCATTTACTTCTGTGTTTGCATTTCTAAAGATGTGCTCGATAGAATCTTTTAGATGCTCAATAGAACCAACTGTTTCATCAAGTTGTTCATTTACAACAACATATGAAATTGGTGAGCGATAAGTAATACCGTTTAAACGACCCCAGTAGTTACCCTTGGTTGCAATGTCTAGTCCAGTGTTCTCTACGATGATTCCAGTATCACGGAAACACTTGTCTGCATTATACCCTTGGTAGCCAAGACCTACATCAGAATTCAATGCAGAGGCCGGATGTGTAGTGTTTGCAGTCAAGAAGTTAACCATGTCGTCAACGATTGCTTGTTTGTTCTCTGCAAGAGCGTCTGCAAAATCTGTATTAGAAAGTAACGCAATACCTTGACCTGCTGAATCTTTAGGTGCTTCTGCAGGTTTAACAATTGTTGTTTTACCGCTGGCTCTCATTGAGATGTCACCGAACTGAGAACCTGAGTTGTTCAATGTAACCTGACCACCATCAAGAGCGAAGAACGCCTGACGAGTAAAGATTGACAATGAACCAATACCGTTGATACCAGCACCGTTCTTAGCAACGTATCCTGTACCGTTTTGAGTACGAGGTGTAAAACCAAAACAAAGTAGGTATGTGTAAAGTGAGTCAGGATCTAGAACTGCTCTGTCCATAAGCGCACAACCGCCACCACGACCAATTAGTCTGTTCGGGAAGTCGTCAATACCAAGTCTTACGACTTCAGCTGTACCGCCTCTTTGTGCAGTCAGGATGTCGCCTGGTTCTACATTACCTTTAAGGTTGCGAACGTGAACTGTATTAGGTAGATCATCAATATATGAAATAAAGCCTGTGGCACCACTTGAGAATACAACCTCATCATCAATCTCAAAGTTTGCTTGACCCACAACATTAGTGATATAGAATTCTTGTCCAAGGTCGTAGATTGTACCTTTTGAGTTGAATGGATTAAGTGGAGGTTCAACATCCAAGCGGTTGAAGTTTGAAAGCTGAGAGGAGTCTCTGATATATGGAGATCTTCTCATTAGAGCACCAGGACGATAAACGATAGCGAAACCACCCTCAGGATGATCGAAGTTATCGACCTCGAAGTTCATATATGAGAAACCTTGAACGTAACAACCTGATCCAACCTGAATACCGTTTGTTCTTTCCCAACCTGGCTTCTTCTGAATAACTGTTGCATACTGACCAGCAGTTGATGTCATTGAGCAATCATCAGGAAGAGAGATTGGTTCATCGACATAATAAGTGCCTGGTCCGACCGAGATGTGTACAGCGTTGTTAATATCGTTTCTATTATACGAACCACCGGCTTTCTCTAATGCAAGTTCTTCAGCTCTTTTCAATGTTTGTACTGGTCTTAGAAGTGTACCATCATTGTCGTCGTCGCCGTCTGCTGAGACGTAAACCTTAAGAGCTTTTTCTGTTTTTCTTGAGAATTCGTCATAAAGTTGACGATAAGTCATTTGCTCTACATCGCCGGTCTTAACATTTTTAAGAGCGAAATAACTATCTTCGTCGATAGGAGCTTCAAACTTTTTGGTTAGATCCATGTCAAAATCGACAAGCTTAGAATCGTCGATTGTTGAGTTAGAGATCAATGAATCTTCAACATTACCGTCTGTAAATGTAGATTTATTTTGTTGTAACTCAGTTGCAGCAGAATTGTTTATAGTAATATTTTCTGCAACAGTATTTGTCATAGTACCTTGGAAAGCAGTGTTTGCAATCACTGAATTCTGTAATGTACTTTGGTCCATAGTTGTATTCGTAAATACGTTATTGTTACCAGTACCGTCTGAGAAATCTGAATTTACTATACTTGTGTTATTAGCAGTAGAATCATTTAGTTCTGAATTTGTAATAACAATATTGTTTGCAGTTGTATCAAAGATATTTGAATTACTAATTGCAGTATCATAGACACTACCGTTAGCAAATATAGATCTAGTGATTACAACATTATCAAGATCTGTGTCGCGAATATCTGAGTTAGAGATAGCGACATCCCAGATCTGAGTATTACCATAGATCTCTGCATCAAAAATGTCACCGTTTGAGAAGTTCGTGGTGACGATAGTTGAGTTAGACATAAACGCGTCTTCAAGAATAATCTCGTCGATGGTAATGTTTGTAAGAATAAGACCGTTAGCTGTACCTTGATCGATAGTAACGTTATTATACTCTGAATCGTCAATAGTAGAATTTGTAAGAGTAACGTTGTTTCCTGTACCGTCATTAAACTGAGAACCAGTAATGACAGACTGAGACATTGTTATGTTGTTAGCAGACGAGTTTGTAATTCTACCAAGATCGATAGTGGTATAGGTAAACACGTTGTTATTACCAGTACCATCTGAGAAATCAGAGTTTGCTATTTCAAGATTGACACCAATAGAGCCTTCAAGACTTCCGCCAATAAATCGGGTTGTTTCGATTCGTCCATTTGTGAATGTTGAAGTGTTGATAGTAACACTTGTCAAAGTAGAATCTGACATAGATACGTTTCTAATAGTACCACCGGTGATGGTGATTCTATTAAAAATCTCGTACTGAATAGCTTGAACTAGTTCTTTACGGGTGATGTTCTTTGTGCCGTCATCACCTTGAATCAAGTTAACAATGACAAAGAGGTCTTCCGGTCTTGTATTGGCGCCGGTTATTGGACCTAATTCTGAAATCTTTGACATTCGGTTATACCCTTATAAGTCTGCTGTTTTTCTTTTTATTTATAAAACAATACCGTATCGTTCACCCGGAATCGATACAATAAAATAGCCTTGATCTTTTTCTGTTTTGTGACAAAATTGATGAGATATATCAGTTCTATCTTTCACAACATTATAAAGAGCTTCAGGTCCTCCCCAAACTGTCCAATCATCAGTAATATGTTCATAGTCCGTTCCAGAAGATTTTAAATTATTTTCTGAATCAAAATAATCTATCTTCATGATTCTTTGTTTTAAATTCATATGATAATGTTTTTTACCTAATACATTACCTTGCTTATCTAAATAATATCCAGTTCCCCAGTGCCATTCTTTACCTAAATTGTCTGTAGGTTTATTATGAGTTGTAGTCACGTAAAGTCTCAGATTATCAGTAGTCAACGTACCTAAATCTATAGCAATCAAACCAGTTCGTGTTCCTTCAGGACCTGGCTCGTACAATCTTCTTGGTACTGAAAATCCATACTTTTCTAAAAAAGTATCAATGTCTTGTCTAATTTCTTCTGAGTTATTACGAATGTAAATTACAACCGAATGCACATCTTTGCGTCTAACAAATTCTAATGTAGTTAGGATGCTTATTGGAAATATATCTAATGCTTCATCTAGGATATCATAATAGCCTCTAAAAATATTTGAATCTACCATTAGTTGCCCCCTGTCCCATTAGCCAAAACTAGTGTAATAGTTTGAGTTACATCTGTTGTGGGATAACCTATTCTTCTTATTTCAACAGAAATATCTGCAGATACATCTACTCCGTAATATGCAATACCTGCCGAGCCTGCGTTAGAAGGATCTGGATTTCCCCATGTTACTGCGACGTTAGTATCTAATGGAATCCATGTGTTCCAAAGAGGATTACTTATAATGATCGAGCCCTGTGGCCCCGTAGAAAGAGTTGGAGTTTGCGGAGAGTTTACAGCAAGCGGAATGTTCTGCACAACATTACTGTAATTTAATCTTACCTCATAGCGGTCGCCATTTCCTGTACCAATGTCGTCTTGTAACCAGTCTATTACATCACCTAACGCAGGAACATTACTTCCACCTACATTTGACAAATTTTCAATAATTTTATCAGTTGTGCCGTCTGATCTAAGTTGGAAACCAAAACGACAGAAAGGACCTGTAGTAGTCGTATTTGTTGCATTAAATCGCCACGTAGTATTAATACTATTTGCTGGAACAGGCTGATCTGTTGGCACACTAAATTTTGTTACTGAACCATTCTTTTCTATACGGAAACCAAAATAATATGATTGATTTCTTTCAGTATTACCACCAGTTGCAGGTGGGGTAAAGATTTGAGTAGCAGCACCCGTATCAAGGTCAAATTTTAAGTAGCCTGGATTTCCGTAACCGCCGTCGTGGTTACCTACAGCGAATGCTGGAGTTCCGCCTTTACCGAGTTGTACGACATAATCAACCTCTACATCAACATCAACAGTACCGTTCCATCTTCCGCCATAAAAACCACCTTCACCGGCTTTACCCCACTCATCTGAGCCACCTCTATTGATAAGACCGAAGAACTCGTAGTTATCTCCATTACCTTGGTCGCCGCCGCCACCGCCGCCACCTGCACCCCAGTGTCCCCAAGGTGCAGAGCCACCTGCAGTATTTCTAGCAGCTGCAGCCCCGCCTGCGCCGAATGGTGACGCTTCACCCGCTGTAGCATTCGCACTTGTAAACGCGTTGTTATTTCCTCCAAGACCAGATTGTGCTCCGGCTTTAGTATCAGTCTGGGCTACATCATCTCGTGTTACGTTAAACGCAGTGAGAAAATTCGCACGATCTATTTGTGATGGTACTACCCCGCCGTTTGCCGCTACTGCAGCATCAAAGGTTGACATAAGCATGATACCACTAGGCCCACCAGATCCAGCTCGACTTACAATATCAGAATTGTTTTCAAAACCAGAACCACCTGCACCGCCTCCGCCGTATGCTTCAAACGCTAGATTAATTATTCTTGTAGCGCCATAAAATTGGCTCATAGCAATAGGTTCGCCCTGCTGACCGATAGCAGAGTTTTGGTTTTTATTAGGTACTAAACCTCCTCCTCTAGCATATTCTGATAGAGAGTGCGGCTTAGTGCCGGTAAACTCGTTGGCGATGTCTTGAGTGTTAAGAGGGCCGGAAGTCTTGATAGCCATTTACTTCCCCACTTTTGCTGAGAGTTCCTTAATGGCTTCGATAAGTAGACCTACTAGATTACCATGTCGAACTGCATAAGTTTCTTCATTAGTATCAGGATTCACTGTTTTATATACAATGCCAGGTACGACTTTCTCAATTTCTTGAGCCATAACACCAGTCATCTCTTCACCCGGTCTACTCTTATAGTTAAACGTGTATCCGCCAAGTTGCAAAACTTTATCTAAAGCATTTTCAATTGGATTAATATTTTCTTTCATCGCGATATCTGAGATGTTTGCAAAAGCTGTAATATCTCCGCTGGCCTGTATTGTGCCCAGATTTGCGTCAGTGGCGTTGTTAACAACCAACGAACTAAATGTTACATTTGATCCTGTTCCTACTGCCTGACCAATATTAATTGGAACAACATCATTTACTGCAGCTCCAAATGTAACACCTGTTCCTGCTGAGAAAGAACCTTGTGCCCTTGCATTTGTAAAGTAAAGATTATCGGTACCTTCGTCTAACGCGTCAGTGTCGTGGTTAATAAGTGAGCTTACTGTACCTTGAACGTTGCCGAAGAAAGTCGCTGGAATATTTGCAGCAGGTCCACCATTTTCAAGTACTTTACCTGACCCGTTTCCGCCTGTTGGAGATGGATGATATACGTCTCCAGTAAGATCACCAGTTACGTTACCAATTACGCTACCAGTAAAGGAACCAGAACCGCCTTGAGTTACGATATTATTTGCACTAAATGTTCCACGAACAGTAAGCGCATCTTCAATTACCACATCATCTCTTACGTATAGATCTACAACTTGAAGAGTGCCATTTGGTAGCAGTCTAAGTTTAGGATCTCCAGAACCTGTGTCTAATATAATAGCAGTGTTTACAGAATCTTCCATACCGAAAGTCCATGTGTCGGTATTATCTGTAAGTTCGATTCTAGGGCCACCTGCTGTATATTTCAGAACAAGTTGATTCTGATTTGTTGTAGCATTCATTGTAATAGGATTGTGGAATGTAACGTTATTAGCAGAGTTATAAGCTCTTACGTGATCTGAAAAAAGTTCATCATTTGCTTTTAAATCTGTTGCTTCAAAAGTTCCCACAAGAGTAGCGTTACCCGTGGTGTCGTCACCGAGAGCAGATGCGGTTACTACTTCCGCTCTAAACAAATCTACCATTTCATTGGTTTTATCAAACCAGTTTTGAAATGTTTGTGTAGTTGTAATGTTTGTAATACTTGATTTTGCCATTTATCTGTTCTCTAATTGATCTAAGCGCTCATTTACTCTAACGAGAGTTTCACGAACAACAACAAGTTCTTTTGTTAAGAGCTCAACTTTTCTATATAAAGCTCTTTCTTGTTTATATTTATTTAGCGCAGCTTTGTCTGTGTTTAAAACTGCGCCTGTTGATTGCTCTCGTTTTAGATGTATCATGTTAACGCGATGCCTCTATAATCTTTTACCATAGGTACTTGATGGAGATCATCTGCAATAAGATCAATTCTAATTGCAAACTTTCTATATCCGCTAAAGTCTCCTTCAGTGCTTGTATATTCAAGAACTCCATTAGCATCTTTGTTCGCGTCGGCTACTTTATACTTGTACTCTCGATAATCTTTTTGATTAATCGCTGAACAATATACACCCACACCTTCTACCAATTCTAATTCAATCCAAGGTAGAGTATCAAAGTCTGCAGCGTCATATGTATTCTGCGGTCTGATATAAACTTTGATATCGGTGTTTGGTGGTCTGTAACCTGTAACAAAGATTTCCATATCTTCAGCATCAAGATCTTCTGCCAACTCAATTCGTTTTGAGATATATTTAGAAGTATCTGCTGCAGTAGAAGCTGTCATATACTGATAAGCAATGGCAGCTGATAAGTCCATATCAACCATAGGTGTTGATGTAGAGTTTGAGCTATTCGACATTTCTACTGTAATATCAAATGGTTTCGATCTTGATGGATCATTTGATTTACTAAAGAGTGTTACACCTTGAGTAAATGTGTTATTATCACCGAATCTCATTGGAAGCTGATAAGTCGTGCTTGTATTAGCAGGAGGAACAAAAGTACCTTTAAGCTGTGTTCTTGTAATGCTGTCATTTGCTTTCATAACAATTGGTTGTATATAACTCAAGTTAATATCATCAATTGTAGCAATCGTTGCTGTAACACCAGATGCTAGTCCTATAATACTTCCTGCTGCAAACCCACGACTTGTTCTTGCTGAGCTTCCTTTAAGATGAAGTTCTGCTCTGTCAAGTTTATCGTAGTAAGAAACTCTACCTACAACGATAGGCTCACCCGAAGCAACTGTAAAGTGAGCTGGTTTGTCTACAGTCATTTCAGTATTGCTGTTAACGCTTACGACTCTGAATATGTCTTTAGCCACGTTTCCAGAATCTTCCATTAGAACATAGTCATCGGCGGCATATGTATCACCGAGAACACCGGAATCCGCAGTTACAGTAGTACCACTAATAGTCATTCCACTTACTGTAGCGCCTTGCTTAGGCTTGATCTGATAGACATACTCGTCTTGTACAAACTTACCATCCCAATCTGACAATGTAAAGAATTCATGATCGTCATTTGTCATAGTAACAGAACCGACTGAAGCATTAAAGTCATGTCTGTGCAACTTAAACTTGATATCTTCGTCTTGGTAAGCACTCCAAGCTCTGTTGTTTGTAGATGTAAATAGAACACCATCACCCCAGTCTTGTACAACAGCCTGTCCATTTGTAGAACCAGATGTAAGATCAGCGCCACCAACTTTAGATGTAAAGTGCAGATAGTTTGGATCGTTGGCATCAGGCATTAGAACAACACAGTATTCTTTCTCGATGTCCATTCTTACTGGAGCTGGGAAAGTTACTGTTGTAACCAGATCTGAAGTATCAGAAACATTTACTTCTGAGGCTAACAAATGTACTTTACCGAAAGGCAAGATTGTATTTGTTGGATAACCATTTTCCACTTCACGAAGCATAACAGTAATACCATTCGTTTCTGACTTTCTCTTAAAGTAAAGATCAATCTTTGAAACGAATACACTGTTAGATCCTTCACCCATACCTTTCTTGATAAAGAATGTCTGAGCAAGTGGATCCCCGTTGCCATTTCCTGGAGGATCAGCGGGTGGATCCGGGCGAGGTCTTCTTCTACGTGGCAGGTTGCGAGTTGTCGTTGTTTCATTATGGAAGAACTCTGCAGTTCTTGTAGAGGCAGTCATAGACTGAGCATCTATAGAAATATTATATGAGTTATATGAGATAGTAGCTCTAGATGTTGAACCTGAAGCAATACTTGAGTACTGATCAACGTCAACAATGTAGAGTACTCTTTCACCTACAAAGAATGTTTCTTCAGGAATACTAAATACGGCTCTCAATACGCCGTTTTCGTCTGTAAGTACATCAGCACCTTTATTACCAAATGCTTGAATATCTCTTGTAGCATTTACTGCAGTACCTGGCGCAACGTCTTGATTAACGTCAATACCATCAAAGAAGAAATAATGTTTAGTGTTTGGTCTCAAACCAGATACAAAAATATTTACATCTCTTGCTCTAATAAACGGCATGAATTGTACGTTAGAAACAAAGTCACCAACTCTTTGGTCGATAGTAGCGTTCTCTCGAGCTGCAATAGTAGAAACTGTACCTTCTTGAATTGGTGTTGGGAACCAATCATTCGGGTTACCGATCTGAGTACTTCCAATAACGTCACCCCACTGAGTATCAGTAAGAGGAATATATCTTTGTAATCCTTCAACAAAGCTTGTAAACGGTGTTGCTAGATCGATATTCAAACGTGTTGGGTTTGTTACAGTATCATGAACCATATCATGTGATGGGAACAATTCTGCTGTACCGTTAAACGACCAGAAGTTACTTACGCAGTTTCTAAAGTTTGTTGCATAAGGCTGGTTAAGTAGCTCAACGTGCGCATTTCTTTCAAGCGTAGCAACATCAGCATCTGCTGTATTCGGGAAGATAGTGGCATTCGTACTGGTTTTGTACTTTAGATCCATTGGCAAAGTTTTTACTGCAGGAGTAAGAATCTTTCTATTAAAATGAATCGCTGCTTTGTAGTCAGTATCTTCTAGGTTAGCAAGAGAACTGTCGTTCATTGGATCTACAAGATAACCATTCTTAAATCTTGTCAATCCATTTTCATCTAGAATTGTCATGTTCTCGACAGAAGATTCAAGCTGGCTCAAGCTGATATAGTACTCAAGTCCTTCAAGTCTTTTCTCAATCTTTTCGATATCTCTCATTCTATAACGAGGAGTACCTTTTGATTTAGCACTTACAGCATACTCAAATTTTCTTTGGTTCGCGGCTTCATTAGGACTTAGAGCTGGATATCCAGGAATTGTAACCTGCGAAATTACCATCTCATCAGCACCTACCTGAGGAGGAACTGGAGTAGCAGATTCTACGCCTTTTACAATCTTAATGCTACCAAATGAATCTACAATAATACTGTCAACACGAGCAAGATATGTTTCAATGTCACCTGTTGCAACAGCATTCAAGCAAGGTTGTAGGTAATCCGTTCTTGAGAACTGAGGTGCTTGCTGACCAACAGTCTGAGTAATTGTTCCGGCAGATGCAGGAGTTGTATGACTATATTGAACAGCAGCATTTTTGTCTGCATGAGGTCTAAAGTCAATGCATTCGCGCATGTTGTAAATCTTTTTATTGCCAGATGAGTATGTTGGAATTTGCCATGAACGACATTTATCATTTGGCAAAACAGCAGTCTCGTCGTCGATAGGATAACTATCGATCGTAAAGAAGTATTTACCGCTGCCCGGATTCGGTTCGAAACATTTCATACGTACTGTAATCGTACCAGCATTTGGCTTTGGTCTGCCTGGAATATATTCCATATATGAGATATCATAGAAAGTATCTTTCTGGTTGATTCTCAATCTAAAGCTTTCACTGTAATCTGTTCCAGTGTTGTCAGTTACTTCTAGAATCTCATATACATCTGGGAAGCCAAGGCTGTACGTATTTACTACAGCCGAATAAGTGTTCTTTACATAAACATTGCGCACAAGTTTACCGAACGGTCTTGGATTCGCAGTATATCTTGTATTTACATATAGAGTACCGGCAGGATCTGAGTTGTCTGCAGGATCAAGGTTAACTGTGATCTCATTTAAGTTGACAGATCTTGAAAAACTTAATATATTAATCTTATCATTACCGGCATCGACAAACGTTAGGTCTGCCTGATCTGGTGAGAAGTCATCAGCTTGAATGTCGGAATCAGAAAGTGTAAATGAGTTTCCTGTAATACCAGCAACTGCTACAGATTCTCTCGTAGGAATAGTCATGTCAGTAATTGACTTAAGACTAAACTGCCCTGTGTCAAAAATAAACGGAGCATTTTTAACGTCTTGAAGTATTGAGTTGTTTGCAATAAAGATTGTGCCTGAATCGCCATTAATTCTATCCACATCTTTAAACGTGAAGTTTGAATTAGTCATCTTAATATTGCTTAGATATAGACGATTTTCTGTAATATTTCTTGCATATGCAGAACCAATAGGAGTACCAGCAGAGTTTTGCAATTGCATTGTATTCATACCAAGATCTACTGTACCGCTTAGATCTGTAATGTTAACATATCCACCATAATTGATTGAGATGCTTTGATTCTCATGAACAACAGTATTTGCAATCTGATCAATAGTAAGCTCTTGGTCGCCTCTATGATCGATTCTAAATCCTTTTACGTAAGCAGAACCTTTTCCTATGATAGCTTTTAGATCATCGCCGCGTTTGTCTACAACAACATCCATTCTATCTACGATGTAGTTACCTGACTCTTCATATGTTCTACGAGCCAGTTCATCTCCCAAAGCATTGAATTGAGAAACGTCACGAATAGTAACAGCGTTACCGTTCTTATAGCGAACCAATGTAAAGAATGTTGCGTCTAGATCAGCAGATGAAGTTGTTTTAGTAACAAGCTTTGGAACAAGTTTAAGTCTATCTGCACCAGGAGCATTCTCGTTTGTAGATCCAGAAGCATTGTCATAAAGAGTGTTGTCTTGTTCTGGGCGAATAATACTTTCTTCAACTTCAAAACCAACTGAAACACCATCTGGATTATTGTCATATTTTGAAATAATCAGAGTTTGTTCGTCAGCAAAGAGGAAGTGACCTTTCTGGAAGATAACACCAGAAGCCGATTGCAAACCAAATGATTGTCCAACCGGAGTAGGCTTGTTCGTAACACTCAAACCAGTTACGTTTGTTAGAACTGTCGTGTCAACAAGAACAGAACCATTATATCTTTTCTTTGTAATTGTTAAAACTTCACCGGCAATGAATGTTTTAATCGGAGTATTTGTAGTTGTATCTACAGCGTTGTTATATGAGATAAAGAACGTGTTTAGGTTAGGAGGTCTTGTTTCAAAGCCTCTTTCTGACCAAATAATGTTTGCTGTAAGGCCGTTAGTTTGGCCTTCAATTTCATACACAACGTCTACTGTAGGATCACCAGCGAGGTCATCAGCCACCTCCTGGCTTGGTCTGTAAGTCTGGATATCAAAATTATCTGGGTTATTTACTTTTACGAACTTTAGATCGCTAAGTTCTGTAAAGTTACAACCTTTAATAATGCTACCTTCTTTGTAAACATTATCGCCAAACTGCTCCACCTGATTTTGAAGGATTGTTTGAAGTTGCGTCAACTCACGAGCCTGAACTGCGTAAGCAGGTTTAAACAAGATCTTATAAAATTGTTTTTCTAAATCAAAATCATCAAAATATGGTGATATATTTAGATCTGTATTAATAGGCATCTACTGGTTTCCTTAAAATTCTAGAACTAGTTTGTATTCTTCTCTGGAGGCCGGTGTTCTTTCTAACGCGATAAAGTCTTCCATGAAATATACTAATCCTGATCTTTGAGTATATGAAGATTCTACGACATTGTTTGCCTCTGGTGTATTTATGGCTATTTTCTGTCCTGTTGGAATAACAAATTTCTTAGTGTAATCTAAAGAAATATCGTTATTTACAGTGTTAATGTAAGGTCCCATGTATTCTGACAAGAAAATAGTGTTTGAATCTGCATCTACTTCATGGACCTTTGCAGTAAATACAACTTCGTTATTCAAGTCTGTTTGAGTTATAATATCGTTTTGATTAACGAGTGCATAACCATCTGTTGTTACCGCGATTCTATTATCAAAAATTTCTGGTGTGCTGTTTGCTGGGAGTACATCGTTATTCGCGTCTCTAAACTCTGGATTTTTTACAACACCAATGTATGAGAACGTGTTTGTTTGACCAATTTGATTGTTATCTGTCTCTGTAACATATGCATATAGCAAAATATGTCTGCAGTGCATCTCGTCAATCAAATCGAAACCGTGTCCTCCAATAGGAGAAAGAACTGGTCTAAGTAAACAACGAACGTCAGTAGATCCAGCGGCGCCAGGATCGAACTCATAAAGAGGATCTTTGATCTCTGCTTCAATTTGGTGATAACCACTACCAAAATCTAGAATAGTAACCGAAGAAATATTTCCTCCGACAACATTTGCTTTTGCAACTGCGCCAGATCCATCTCCTCTTATTACAACCTGAGGCTGAATAGAGAATGATGAGTTTGATGCAAAGTTATTTCCACCTACTGCAGAAAGGAAATCGCCATCACTGATTGTAACTCTACCAACAGCTTGACCGTCCGACGATTGAGAAATATATTGATAATCAGTAATAGTATACAAGCGTGATACACCGCCTGGATCTGTACAATATAAAGACATTCCCACGTAGTAACCGTTTGTTTGACTTAGGTTAGCTGATCTTACTCTTACCTCACTGTTATTTGGAGGAGCAGACGCAAATATACCGGATACGAAAGGATAGCCAGCATTCTCAATCGGGTTTGTTACAAAGATATCACTGATAGAAGAACCCGTAACTTCTACCTGAGTATTTGCTAAAGGATCTGAATCTGTAACACCAATAAGCGGAATATAACCAGAAGCATTGTAAGCTTCAAAATCAGATTCAGAAATCACAAACATAAACTTCCAGACATATTTATCTGCAGTTCTATAGATTTGGTTTTCTGTTTGTGAGTTGTAGTTAGGTGGATTCAATGATGGAGAATCAAAATTATTAAACAAACACTTATAAACTCTATAGTCTCCAGTGTCATTATTGTTTGGACCAACTACAGCATAAAACTTTTTATCTTCTAGATCTACTGTATCGTCATATTGCACATATACTTGATCTTTTTGCCAAGCATGGTACTTAATCATATAGCGAATATCGTTAGGGAAGATCTTTTTACCAAACAGTGTTTTTTCTAAAAATAAATTTTTATTTTGAATAGAGTTAACAGCGCTCAGGCGTGTATTTGTCTCGGTTGTTACCGCCGAAACAAAAACATATAAATTATTATCTCTGACTTCTTTATCAAATAGACGTAAATTGTCAGCTTTTAATCTTGTGGTTACTACTTCGCCCATATCAATCTCGCTGTTTTACAATATTTATAAACATTTCTAGCCTCTTCTTCTGATTCTAGGACGTGGATAGACTCTTCCTGAAGAAGTTCTAGGTCTAAAATTTTTCTGTGGGAAGCTGGTGCCTGATTCTGGTCTTTGATTAAACCAACGAGCAAAAAGATTTGCACCGCCTCTTAAACTTTGCCAATCTGTTGGGTCGTCAGTTCCAGAATCAAACATTTGATTCTCATTTGCATTATCTATAATCCATGCATGGGCTTCGGCTTGAGTCATATTGGGCCATGATTCTGCTAATATAGCAAGTATACCAGCAACCTGAGGTCCTGACATGCTTGTACCCTGATACTTGGCTAATCTATAACTAGAATTTCTTGGATCAGTGGTTCCGCCACTATGCACTGAGCTTTGAATTGCTTCACCAGCACCGTAGACATCTACTTGATCTCCACAGTTACTAAACGTTGCTTTATCTTCATTATTATCATTGCCTGTTGCTCCAACGACAATAACAGGAGCGTATCCAGCACCCGATCCTGTTCCTCTATTATAATAGAAGGCGTAAGTAAATCCATAATAAGTTAAGTAGCAAAGATTATTATAGTCCTGATCTGTTGGAGTACAAATTTTCCAATATTCATTGCCAGCAGATGCTACAATAATAATTCCATCATCTATCGCATCTTGAATGTCTGCT